AGAGCAATCGGTGCGATTAAAGAATTCAAAGCTTAAACAAAGTGAGACATTATCCACACCATGCAGACTCTCGTTAACCTAGGAAAAGAGTTTGGTTCGCAAGTGAACCAGAAGCATGTTATAGATACCTACTGGGTCAAAACTAAATTTAGTGGTTCCAACAATTTCGGATCAAATTATGTTCAGATGTATTCAGATGAAGACATTCAAACAGGGTTTAGGTTCAATGAACCTGGAATGGAGATCATTTCTGATGTTCCAGACGTACTCCAAAAGGATTCCAGTGTTGAGGTCTTTTCAGATTTAGGAGTTTCTTTTGTGTTTGACGCAGAAAAAGTTACCATCAAAATATCTCATGGCTCTGTCAACAAGCTGGGTGTCAAGCATAAAGGTCATCTTAAAGTTTTAGAGTTTGAAGATCCAAATGTTATTGAAGGCACTGTTGACAGGAATTTGGTTGCATCGGTACCAGGCATAAACAATGATGACATTGAGATTAAAAATGAAACAATCAATGCACTGCCTTCCATGAACATGATTCATCTTAAGGAAGACTCTTATAAAATCACAAAATCACCTAATTGCTTTTTTGGCAAGCGGAACATGCTCCGAAGAGGTTGGATTGGAACAGGATATGTTACTAACATCCATCCGATTGGTTATGTGTTGCCTAAAGCAACTAACAGATGTTTAGGGACATTATCCTTAAAATCTATGGAAAGCACGGTTGAAAAAGGTGTTTTGAGCTCTGATATAGCCCATGCTGAGCTGAGCCTTGGAGGGAAATGCAATTTCCACCTATTCAGCAGTTGCAAAGGGGATTTAGGTGATGTTTCATTCATGAGAAATGTCAAGTTCTTTGAAGACAAACATGAAAGGGTTTTCACAATCTATGTCAAGACTTCTAGTGACATAGACAACAATAAAAGCAGCATTTTGGTTATATTTAAAACCGTTTGCTACTCAGAGAGCAAAGAAGGCACAGTTTCTGTGTCTTCTGATGACAAGCTGCAAGGTAGCATCAACCTGTCAGAGCTACCTGAGTCTGGGTTCTTTGATCACAAAGCCAAGTCTATGTTAATTGTACAATCTTTAATCAAAATCCACAACGAGTTTGCTAGCAAAATTTCTGAAAAGCTGAACAAGAGCGTTATTGTTTACACTTTGAGATCTGTTGACTCCTTCAAAAAGGAGATCACAGAGATTGATTCTAGGGCAATGAATTATTTAATAAGTCCTGAAGGAGAAGTGTTTTTCCTCTCAAGAACATTCCAGGAATCTTTGCCGACAAACATGAGTTCTTTGACTTACTTTTTTGATTTGCAAACCTTCGGGTGGTCAGCTAATTACCTTTCAGGTGATTTGGTGGTCAGAAAGTAATCTTATCAACATATATAAAGCTTAATTTACTCAAATTTTATTTAGAGCTTTCAATGTTAGTTTTAGTAGATAAATAAGTAAAAACAAAAAACAACAAAAAAAGCATAAAAACAAAAAACCAAAAAGAGAGGGTTTTCCCTCCAAATTGGCTTGACCAACTTGTGGGAGAATAATCTCCTCTTTTTGGGTTTTTTGATTTTTTAATTTTTATTTGGTTTTTTATTTTATTTATTTTTATTTTATTTATTTATATACTAGTTTATTATATAATTATATATAATTATATATATTAACATCATCAACATTCATGAATGTTTAGCTCATGAAGCCATGATTTTTGCTTTCCTTAGCCTTGCTTGTTCCAGGCATTTCAAATGTCACACCTATGACACCTGAAATAATGCTCAGTTGCTCAGCATATTTGGTTAAAGCAGCATGCCCTCTTCTTGTTGGTGTCATCTCCTTTAAGATTCCTGCAATCTTTTTCAATTTCTCGTTCTCTGGTTCTCCAAAAACGAAATTCTTTGCATCCAACACGGCAGCAACTCTACCAGCTTGGTCTTTAGTATCAAAATCACTTTTAATGCCGAGCTCATTCTTCTTAAGATCTTGGAAAATGGCTAAAGCAAAGCAAGCGACTTCACAGCCAGGTAAGGAAGCAAGGAGAGAGAGGTTGCCTCCTAGAACTATAGCTATATAGCATTTTTGCTTGTCAGACACTTCTAAGCCATAGGCTTTGACTATTGGTATTTTTGCCAGCTCACTACAGAGTGCAGTTTGAGCATTGGGATCAGTTCCATCCCAAATTTTGGTGCAGTGTGTCAGAAGTTTCACTCTCAAAAAAGCATCAAGCCTTTTGAAAGTGAAATCCGTATCAGTGGCTTTATCACCTTTTTTGATTTCATATACACCGTAATTAAATGTGCTTGCTTTGCACAGGGAATAAATTGCTTTCCTGTTCTTAAGGAAAGTCAATGCAGATGTAGGGTTGAATTTGTCTTTCTCATGAGCCTTGCAAAAATCAACAAATTTAAAACCAGTTGACTGTTGCTCAAACTCAACTTCATCGTTGAACAAAAGTAGTTTCTTCAGATTCTCAGCATTCAACTTTAGTGCATTAGATCCCATCTTGTTGTCTTAGAAGGTCACTATGTATATAAATTTCAATTCAGATTTTCTTTTCTTTTCTCGCACCGATTGCTCT